ATAAAAGTTATTTTCCAAGTCAAACGGTAAGCGATGCTGAAAAGCTAAGTTATGAGTATGGTTTAAAAGTAGCTAAAGCTATAGAGCAAGAGTGGTTTAATAATGATAGAACCTCTAATAGATACATGTCTAACCAAAATGATTTTCATAGTTTAAGATTATACGCTAGAGGCGAGCAGTCTATTCAAAAGTATAAGGATGAGTTATCTATAAACGGTGATTTGTCCTATTTAAATTTAGATTGGAAGCCTGTTCCTATTATTTCTAAGTTTGTAGATATAGTAGTAAACGGTATGTCTGAAAGAATGTACGATATAAAAGCATATTCTCAAGATCCACATGGTGTAAGTAAGAGAACTAAGTACATGGATGATATTATTTCAGACATGAAGTCTAAAGATTTTAATGACTACACTATGCAGAATCTTCAAATAGACCTTAGAAAAAGTGATAGAGAAACACTTCCAGAAACACAAGAGGAACTAGATTTACACATGCAAATTACTTACAAGCAAGCTGTTGAAATTGCTGAAGAGCAAGCTTTGTCGGTTTTATTTGAAGGTAGTAATTACGAACTTACTAAAAAAAGATTTTATTACGATTTAACAGTATTAGGTATAGGCGCTGTTAAAACTTCATTTAACACGTCTGAAGGTGCTGTTGTGGATTACGTTGATCCTGCAAACCTTGTATATTCTTACACAGACTCTCCTTATTTTGATGATATATATTACGTTGGAGAAGTAAAAACTATTCCGGTAAACGAATTAGCAAAACAATTTCCTCATCTAACGGGTGAAGATCTAGAAGAGATAATGAAAAACAAATCTTACAATAGATCTAACTACAACTCTAGACACAGCGAAGATAAAGAGGACAATAATACTATTCAAGTTTTATATTTTAACTATAAGACTTATATGAATGAAGTGTATAAAGTTAAAGAAACTAGTAGTGGTGCGGAAAGAATTATACCAAGAGATGATCAATATAACCCACCAGAAAATATGGAAGGTGGATACGGCAGGATGTTAAGATCTATAGAGTGTCTTTATGATGGCGCTATGATACTTGGTACAGATAAGTTGTTAAAGTGGGAGATGGCTAAAAATATGATGCGTCCTAAAAGCGATTATACTAAAGTTAAAATGGGATATGCTATTGTAGCGCCAAGGATGTACAATGGTAAGATAGATTCTTTGGTAAAAAGAGTTACTGGTTTTGCTGATATGATACAACTTACACATTTAAAGCTACAACAAGTAATGTCTCGCATGGTTCCAGATGGGGTTTACTTAGATGCAGATGGTTTAGCTGAAATAGATTTAGGTAACGGAACAAACTACAACCCACAAGAAGCTTTAAATATGTTTTTCCAAACAGGTTCTGTTATTGGTAGAAGCTTCACGAGTGATGGTGATCAAAATCCCGGTAAAATACCTATTCAAGAAATAACTAGCGGATCTGGCGGAAATAAAATGCAAGCGTTGATTAGCACATACAATTATTATTTACAAATGATAAGAGATGTAACCGGACTTAACGAAGCTAGAGACGGTAGTATGCCAGATAAAAACGCTTTAGTTGGTGTACAAAAGTTAGCGGCAGCAAACTCTAACACAGCAACTAGACATATACTTCAAGCTGGATTGTTTTTAACAGCAGAAACAGCAGAGTGTTTATCGCTTAGGATTTCTGACATTATAGAGTATTCCCCAACTAAAGATGCTTTTATACAAGCCATTGGAGTTCATAACATTGCTACGCTAGAGGAAATGTCAGAACTACACTTATATGATTTTGGTATATTTTTAGAGTTAATGCCAGATGAAGAAGAAAAGCAAATGTTAGAAAATAATATTCAAATGGCTATTCAACAACAAAGCATAGAATTAGAAGATGCCATTGATCTTAGAAACATAAAAAGCATTAAACTTGCTAACCAACTGTTAAAAATAAGAAGAAAAAAGAAACAAGATAGAGATCAAGCCGTGCAACAACAAAACATCAAAGCGCAAGGTGAAGCGCAAGCACAAGCATCGCAAGCTGCTGCACAAGCTGAAATACAAAAAAATCAAGCTACATCTCAAAATCAATCTCAATTAGAAGAATTAAAATCTGGATTAAAAACTCAGCAAATGGAATTAGAGGTTCAGCACAAGATGAAATTAATGCAGTTTGAGTTTGAAATAAATCAACAGCTTCAAGAAATGAATATGAAGCAGGTTGATATGAAAGATACTATGAAGGAAGATAGAAAAGATGGTAGATCAAAAATGCAAGCATCACAACAAAGTGAGCTTATAGATCAAAGATTAAACAAGAAACCACCTAAAAACTTTGAGTCATCAGGTAATGATATACTAGGTGGTGACTTTAGTTTAGGTAGATTTGATCCTAGTTAGAATTATTAATTATTATTATATTATATTATGGAAGAAGAAAATGAAAAAGTAATCGAAGAGATTACACAAGAAGTAAATCAAGCAGATCCAGGTGACGAAAACGTGGTAAAAGTTGATGAAAGTAAATTTGAATCCGCTGGAGATGACAGTGTTTTAAAAGTAGATTTAAGTAAACCACCAGAACCAAAACAAGAAAAAGTTGTAGCGGAAGAAAAAACTGAAGAAACTATAGAAGAAGTTACTGAAGAAACAGGATCACAACCAGAAGTTGAAACGCAAGAAACTCCAGTATTAGAAGAAATTACTGAAGAAGAAGTTGTTGAGGTTGAAGAGCAAGTTGAAGAAGCTATAGCAGAAGCTCAAGCTACTGGAAAACCTTTACCAGAAAACATACAAAAGCTAGTTGACTTTATAGATGAGACTGGTGGAGATATAAATGATTACGTTAAGCTTAATCAAGATTACAGTGACATGGATAACGATGATCTATTGCACGAGTATTATAAGCAAACAAAACCTCATTTAAATAACGAAGAAATTAACTTCCTAATGGAAGATACATTCTCTTTTGACGAAGACACAGACGACGATAGAGAAATACGTAGAAAGAAATTAGCGCTTAAAGAGCAAGTTGCCAGCGCTAAAAGCCACCTAGACGGGCAAAAGTCTAAATACTATCAAGATATTAAAGCTGGATCAAAGCTCACAGAAGAGCAACAAAAAGCGGTTAACTTCTTTGATAGATACAACAAGGAGTCAGGAGAGACTCAAAAAATAGCAGAGGCACAAAAATCTACTTTCTTAAATAAAACTGAACAAGTTTTTAACGATAAATTCAAAGGTTTTGAATACAACGTCGGAGATAAGAAATATAGGTTTAATGTCAATAACGCTGGAGAGGTTAAGGATAGTCAAAGCGACATCAATAATTTTGTCAAGAAGTTCTTGAATAAAAATAATGAAATGTCAGACGCTAAAGGTTACCACAAATCTCTATATACAGCTATGAATCCCGATGCTGTTGCAAAGCACTTTTACGAACAAGGTAAAGCAGATGCTATGAAAAATAGTATTGCTAAAGCCAAAAATGTTGATATGAACCCAAGACAAGCTCATGGGAAAATTGAAGCGGGTGGTATGAAGTTTAAAGTGTTAGGGCAGGATTCTTCTGATTTTAAGTTTAAAATTAAAAACAATAAATTTAAAAATTAAAAAAGAAAATTATGGCAATTACAAGCACAAGTGGTTTGAATAGCGTTCCAGCTCCACAAAAGCAAGCGTTAAATTCAAACTACTTAGATTTAGCAGGCACAACAAATGAAGGCTGGGCACAACAATATTTACCAGATCTTATGGAAAAAGAAGCTGAGGTTTTTGGAAACAGAACAATCTCAGGATTTCTTGCACAAGTAGGAGCTGAAGAGAGCATGACAGCTGATCAAGTTGTATGGTCTGAACAAGGAAGATTACACCTTTCTTACAAATGTTCAATTATCGATCTTAACGCTGGTATAAGTGGGAATTTAGGTTGTAAAATTGAAATACTAACTGACATGGATGATCAAGATCCAGGTAGTGATCACGGTGTTCGTATACACGATACTGTTATTGTAGCTGGTGGAACAGGTCAAACTTTTAAGGGAGTTGTAACAGAAGTTTCAACTGTATTTATTGAAGTTGTACCTTATGATGCTGATGACTCAGTTATTGCTGAGGCTACAGGAAACTGTACAGTATTAGTTTATGGTTCTGAATTCAAAAAAGGAGTTTCGTATCCTGGTGCTTTGGCTGATGATGGTTCAAGTCATGCTGCTTCAACTGATTCAAGAGGAGCTAACGAGCCTGTATTCAAAACGTTTAGCAACAAACCAATTATCTTAAAAGATTACTACGAAGTATCAGGTTCTGATGCGTCTAGAATTGGTTGGGTAGAAACAACTTCTGAAGAAGGTTCTGGTGGTTATTTGTGGTACTTAAAAGCTGAAGCTGATACAAGAGCTAGATTTACTGATTACTTAGAAATGTCTATGCTAGAGGGTGTTAGAGCTACTGGTACTAATGATGCTGATTTAGCTGTTCACAATGTAGCTGCTGCTGCGACTGGTACTCAAGGTTTATTTTCTGCTATCGAAGATAGAGGTAATGTAACTTCTGGTATTACTGGTATTAATGCTGCTACTGATTTAGCTGAGTTTGACGCTATCTTAGCTGAGTTTGACAAGCAAGGTGCTATTGAAGAAAATATGATGTTTGTAAACAGAGCTACTTCGTTAGCGATGGATGACATGTTAGCTTCTATGAATTCTTACGGAGCTGGAGGTACTTCTTACGGAGTATTTGACAATTCTGAAGATATGGCATTAAACTTAGGTTTCTCTGGTTTCAGAAGAGGTTCTTACGACTTTTACAAGTCTGACTTCAGATACTTAAACGACTTAGCTACAAGAGGTGGTATTAACTTAGTTGCTGGCGCTAGCGCTATCAGAGGGGTTATTGTTCCAGCTGGTACGTCTACGGTTTATGACCAACAATTAGGAAAGAACATGAAACGTCCTTTCTTACACGTTCGTTATAGAGCTTCGCAAACTGACGATAGAAAAATGAAAACTTGGATAACTGGTTCTGTTGGAGCTGCTACATCTGCTTTAGACGCAATGCAAGTTCACATGCTATCAGAAAGATGTTTGATTACACAAGGTGCTAACAATTTCATGTTAATGAAATAAGCATTATTTATTAAAGAGTCGGGGCTTCGGCCTCGACCCTTTTCTTTTTATTAATTTATATTATATTATATTATGGCTAAAAAAGCTAACACAACAAAAAAAGTTGAGGTAAAACCTCAAATCGAAACAACGGAAGAAGTAGTTACAGAATTTTTTGAAGAAACTGTAGTTGCAGAACCAAAAATAAAAAAACCGGTTATGGATACTCCAAAGCCAAAAGAAAAAAAATGGGAAATAAAAGATAGACTTTATTATTTAAAGGGAAGCAATAAACCAATAAGTAGATCTATAAGATCTTCTGGCATTTACTTTTTTGACGAAGAAAAAGGATATGAAAGAGAGTTAAAATATTGTCAAAACCAAAGAACAGTATTTGTTGATGAAATGCAAGGTGATCAAAGACTAGAGCACATTGTTTTTCGAAACGGAGCTTTGTTTGTTGAAAAATCAAAAACGGTTTTACAAAAACTACTATCTTTATACCACCCTCACAGAAACAGTATGTTTCACGAGCACAAGCCAAGTGAAATAGCTAGTAATGAAGTAGATTTTATAGAAATGGAAATAGAAGCGTTGAATGCTGCTCAAAACATGGATATTGATATGGCCGAGGCTATAATGCGTGTTGAGATTGGATCTAAGGTATCAAGCATGAGTTCTAAGGAGCTCAAAAGAGATTTGTTACTATATGCTAAAAGAAATCCTAACTTGTTCTTAGATTTAGCTAGTGATGAAAACGTTGTATTAAGAAACTTTGGTATTAAAGCTACAGAAATGAAAATACTAAAACTATCCAGTGATCAAAGAACTTTTTCATGGGGATCTAACGATAGAAAACTAATGAATGTTCCGTTTGATGAACACCCTTATTCAGCTTTAGCCGCTTGGTTTAAAACTGACGAAGGGATGGAGATTTACTCCAATATTGAAAAAAGATTAAATTAATCTAACTGTAGATGCGGTCGCTCTATGGAGCGATCGTAAACTACAAAAAAAGAAATTATGGTAAGTATAGACACGGTATATCAGAGAGTATTAGTTTTAGCTAATAAAGAGCAGAGAGGTTATATAACGCCTCAGGAGTTTAACTTACTTGCTAACCACGCACAGATGGAAATATTTGAACAATATTTTTATGATATAAATCAATACAATAGAACGCCTGGTAACACTCAAGAATACTCTGATCCACTTAGTGTTTTATATGAAAAAATTGGAATATTTGAGCAAGTAGCGCCCAGTACTTTTGTGCAAGGATCTATGCCAGTAGATGGGGATGGCTTCAGAGCAATACCTCAAAATATATACAAAAT